GGGGAGTTGCCCTTCGTAATGGAGTAGCTATCGGCTTAGGTAGTGTTATTACTTTATTTTCAGGCACTCGTGATGGCGGCGCATCTGTATCAAACCTTTTAACCGAAGCCAGTAATAATCTTGTACAAGAAGATAATGGGCTTATTTTGTTGGAGTAAAAAATGGCAGATAGTAAGATTTCAGCATTACCAGCGTCAACAACTCCGCTTGCGGGTACTGAAGTATTACCTATTGTTCAAAGTTCAACAACTAAACAAGTGTCAGTTGCTAACTTAACTGTTGGCCGCGATATAACCGTTGGAAGTATTATTGCTTCTAATTTAACTGCTTCTACAGCAGTCGGCGCAGATAGTAACAAAAAATTAGTATCATTAGTTCAGCCTGCATTTGCTGCTTACGCAACTTCTGATCAAGTTGTTACTTCGACAGTTACTACAAAAGTTCTTTTTGGAACTGAGGAATATGATACTAATAGCAATTTGGCTTCATCTACATTTACAGCAACCGTTGCAGGATATTATCAGATAAATACTGGAATTCAAGTTGGATATACAACTTTAATTAGGCTTAGTCTTACAATGTATAAAAATGGATCTTTATATAAACGATTAGTTGACTTTAACGCTTATACAGGTAATAGCATTTGCGGTAGCTCTACGGTATATTTAGCAGCAACCGATTATGTAGAGATATATGTACTAATGAATGGTACAGGCACTCTACAAGTTAACGGCGGCGCAGTAGATACAAGTTGGTTTAACGGCTCAATATTAAGGGGCGCATAATGAATTTAGTTGATAAAATAAAAACACTTTATCCAACATTAGTTGACAAAGATTTTTACCCTGAAGGCACAATTCATCTTCAAAACGATTCAAATGGTAAAGGTGACTATATTAAATCTTGGACAAACAGTAACCCAAAACCAACCGATACACAATTAACAGCAATAGGAAACTAAAATGACTGTTAATTTATCATTATTTGCAGGGGCTGGATGGCAATTTTTTGATAATAGTGGCGTACCGTTATCTGGCGGATTGGTATATACATATCAAGCAGGAACAACTACACCACAAACAACGTATACGACTAGCGAAGGTAATGCTGCTCATACTAATCCGATCATATTAAATTCGGCAGGGCGCGTGCCTTCTGGTGGCGAAATTTGGCTAACTAATGATTTATCGTATAAATTTATATTAAAAGATTCAGTAGGTGTGCTAATTGGTTCTTACGACAACATTTATGGTTTTAATGGTTCTGCATTAAATACCTTTATTAGTGATTTAGCTAATAATTCAGATCCGACAAAAGGCGACGCTTTAGTTGGGTTTAGGCAATCAAATTCAGCAGGTAATTTACCTAATGCTGTAGGTAGAACTGTTCATCAAAAATTACAAGAAACTGTAAGTGTTAAAGATTTTGGTGCTGTTGGTGATGGACTTACTGACGATACAACTGCTATTACAAATGCAATTGCTGCTGTAGCTGGCGGCGGATCTGGCACGTCTTTGGGTGGGTCTGTCTATTTTCCAAATGGTACTTATGCCCATACAGGCATTACTCATTTACCTGGTGTCCAGTTATATGGCGATAAAAATACCACTTTAAAATATACGGGAACATCGGTTGGTATTACTACACCTGCTGTTGGAGGATATTTTCAAATTGAAGGTTTGCACCTTCTTACTACTACAGGTGCAATACAGTATAGAATACAAGGTACTTCATCGCAACTTGAAATGACCGATGTTTTAATTGAAGGCGGCTCGTTAGCAGGTGTGATTATGAACAATACTGCTAATAATGCTCATTTTTTAGGTTGTACTTTTACAAATTGTGGTAGTGCTGGTGTGCCTGAAAGTGCAGGTTTAGTTTGTACAGCTAATGCTAATTCCGTTGGTCTTGTTAATTGTATATTTGAGTCTAATAATGGTTGGGGTATATTTTCTAATGTTCCAAGCCGCGGATGGACAATTTCAGCATCATTAATTGAAGGTAATACTTTAGGTGGAATTTTATTACAAGGTATTAATGGGATAAATATTAGCGGATGTTATTTTGAAAATTTGTCGTCAGGTACTTACCAAATATTTATTACTAACACAGGTGCAGTTGTAAATACTGGCGTTTCGATTGTAGGAAATATTTTTGGCTGTGCTACATCTTTTGACTGTTTAAATCTACAATTTATTACAGGTTTAACAGTAACATCTAATGAATTTAGAGCATCAAGATACGGAATAGATATTTCTGGTGGTAATACGTCGTACACAATCGCCAATAACGCTTTATCAACAGGCACAGCTATAGCGTATAACGGTGTTGCAGGTCTTAATCAAGATGTTATTACTGATATTGGGCAAACATATAACTTAGGCAATAGTTCTGGTACATTTGCATTAGCAGGTCTTACAGGTAGAAATTTTAACGCTCAGTCTACTAGTGCTAATACTACTCCTACTGTTTTACAAACTACTACCTTACCAGCTAATACTTTTACAAGTGTCAATGGCACCGCAATTAGAGTTACCGCATCTGGGTCTTTTGCTGCTAATGGAAATACTAAAACTATTCAATTAAAAATAAATGGTGTAGCGGGTACAACCATATCTCAAACTGCATCAACATATAATAATTTAAGTTGGCGGTTAGATATGATGATATATAAAGTAAATGCCACAAATTTATCTAGCATGGGTAATATTTTTGTTGGTGCAACCGTAGCGGCAACAGATGTAGCTACAGGTACTGTAATAAATGCTGCCAACGCGAATACAATAGATTTAGTAGCTACAAATGGAACAGCAACCGCAGGTGATATTGTCTGTAATGCTATGTATGTAGAATATTTACGTTAAATAATTAAAAGTAGTGTTAGAATTACCGTAAACGTACTAGCCGTTAGCTAGGGATTCTTAGGAGTCAAGATGTCAGAGGAACAAGAAGTAGTCTTAGCGGACTCAACTGCCGCGCCAGAGCAGGTAGCAACAGCAGCTCCTGATACTGAAGTAACATCGCTGGAAGAAAAGCCACTTGAAGCATCTAAAACCTTCACACAAGAAGAATTAGACGCCGCAATTGGAAAACGACTTGCAAGAGAACAACGTAAGTGGGAAAGAGAACAGAACGCCAAGCGAGCAGAAATGCAAACAAGGGCGATTCCAGCCGAAATCCCGTCAGTCGATTCGTTTAACTCGCCCGAAGAATATGCTGAAGTATTAGCAGAACGTAAGGCAGAAGAACTACTCACTAGACGTGAACAAGCTAGAGCGCAGTCTGAACTTTTAGAGTCTTACCACGACAGAGAAGAAGAAGCTCGGACAAAGTATGATGACTTTGAACAAGTCGCATATAACCCCAAGCTACCAATTACTGACGTGATGGCTCAAACGATTCAATCTTCCGATGTTGGCCCCGATATGGCTTATTACCTAGGGTCTAATCCAAAAGAAGCTGAACGTATATCTCGCTTATCACCTTTCATGCAGGCCAAAGAAATAGGGAAGATTGAAGCGAAGTTAAGCGACAATCCGCCTGTAAAAAAGACTTCAAACGCTCCTGCACCGATTGCACCTGTCACAGCTAGAGGTTCTGGCTCGCCAGCATACGATACAACTGATCCTCGTTCGATTAAGAACATGAGTACGTCAGAATGGATTGAAGCTGAACGAAACCGACAGATCAAGAAGTACGAAGCATTGAGAAACCGCTAACTATTTTATAAAAGGACTTTATTATGTCAAATTCGATCTTAACGATTGATATGATCACAAGAAAAGCTCTCGAAATTCTTGAGAACAACCTTGTGATTACTCGTAACGTAAACCGCCAATACGACGATTCTTTCGCCGTTGAAGGTGCCAAAATTGGATCCACACTCCGTATTCGTCTACCAGACCGTGCTTTGGTAACTGACGGTGCCGCCTTGCAAGTTCAAGACGACAACGAACAGTTCACAACTTTGACTGTTGCTAGTCAAAAGCACATCGGTGTCAACTTCACATCTGCTGAATTAACTATGCAGTTAGATGACTTCGCTGAGCGTGTTCTAAAACCTCGTATTAGCCAATTAGCCTCAAGTATTGATGCTGACGTAGCTACTTCTTTCAAGAACATTTATCAGTCTGTTGGTACACCAGGTACAGTTCCATCAACTTCTTTGGTCTTGTTACAAGCTCAACAGAAATTGAACGAAGCTGCTGCTGTAATGTCCCCACGGTACGCTACTGTAAACCCTGCCGCTAACGCTGGCTTGGTTGAAGGTATGAAAGGCTTATTCAACCCAACTGACACTATCAGCCGCCAGTTTAAAAACGGTATGATGGGCGAAGGCGTATTAGGGTTTGAAGAAATCAACATGAGCCAATCTATCAGTCAGCATACAACTGGTGTTACTCCAACAGCGCCAATCGTTGCTACTGCGCCAAGCACTCAAGGCACAACATCGTTAGCTATTAGCTTTAGTTCAGGCTCACCAACTTTCAAAATTGGTGATGTGTTTACAATTGCTAACGTATATGCTGTTAATCCACAAACCCGTCAGTCAACAGGTTCACTACAACAATTTGTTGTAACTGCTGATCTGAGCATTTCTTCAACTACAACTGGCACTTTAACAGTATCACCAGCGATGTACACATCAACTAATGCCTTGGCAACAATTGATTCGTTCCCTGCTGCTAGTGCTGTTTTAACTTTCTTAGGTGGATCTGCAACTCAGTACCCACAAAACTTGATCTATCACAAAGATGCGATCACTTTTGCAACTGCTGACTTGCTATTACCACAAGGTGTAGACATGGCTTCACGTCAAGTTCACAACGGTATCTCGATGCGTATAGTACGTCAGTACGACATCAACAATGACCGTTTACCTTGCCGTATTGAC